GATCTTGTACTGCATCTACATGGAAAGTGTCTGTATCGACTGTGAGATTGCTCGATATATATGTTAGACCTTCAACGTGAAAGTCGGTACTCGGGTTCAATGTATTGACACCTACTCGAGTATTGACTGTATCCACGTGGAAAGTATTCGTATCGACTGTAACATTTCCCGAAACATATGTTTCACCTTCAACGTGAAAATCTGTTGTCGGGTTCAATGTGTTGATACCAACACGATCATTCACTGTATCCACATGGAAGGTATCTGTATCAACAGTCACATTTCCAGAAACGTAGGTTTCACCTTCTACATGAAAGTCAGTAGTTGGGTTTAATGTGTTGATACCTACACGAGCCGTTGTGGAATCGACGTGAAGGGTATTTGTATCAACCGTAAGATTGGAAGATATCGCAACAGCACCGACAACATCTAAATCAGTTTGGGGTGTTACTGTATGTATACCAACATGTCCACTTATCGCATCAACGTGAAAGGTATTGGTGTCAACTGTCAAATTGGAGTTCGTGTGTAGACGACCATGTACACGAACATCTATGAGTTCTGAAGAAGGTACAACTGCAGAACTTGTTGCACTACTATCTGTGTATGCGATTACGAATTCGTCAACAACTTCTCGGTATCCTAACGTGACATTCGTACCCGGTCGATCCATGATGATCCCCATATCCGAAGATACATTCCCTTTCCCAATCTCTATGATTGCATCTTTGACTGTCGTGTTCACAGTATCTATCGCCGTGACTGTTCCTATAACATTCAGACTCCCACCGACGACGAGATCTTCTTGTACATATGTATTTCCGAGGACAGTAAGAACATTCACATTATTCTCATCAACGTAAAATTTAGTCCCAACATCTAAAGTGTGGATAGGGTCAATATTTGAAATACCAACAGTACCCGTCGTAGTGAATGACCTATCACCCGTAAAAAGAAGAGTACTCGTTAATGTATTACCAATATTCGCATAGTAATCTATCTCTCGTGGAGCAACATCGTCTCGTCGCAAGCCAGTATTCACAATTTCAAAAGTGTTTATATTAAAGCCAGTCATGAGAGTACTATCCCTCTCATCTGTTCGAATAGGTTTCATGTAAAGAGCATCTGGTTGATCCACTTGGATTGGAGTATCCGAAGCGTTGATCACGATCGTATTGTCGGCCTGGTCGTCATTATGCCACCGACCGAGACGGATTTTCGTACCCCGATCGATGGTACTTGAGTTCTTGACCATTTATAATAGCATAGTATTTTAATTGGCATAAAGCAAACCAGCGACACCGTTAGAAATCTTTAGTATGTTATAGTTGACGGCGTATATGGGGTCCTTGATGGGCAATCGTTCACTAAAGATCTTCGCACTGTCGAGACGACTGAAATTCAGTGTCCCTGTTGGTTGTGAAAGACTCGTTGTGAGACAGAAACAGAACAGGAAAAAGTCTGGCGACGTGACAAAGTTTGTGTGGTAATAATTCATGACTTCGATGAAGTGTGGACGAGCCCACTTGTATCCATCAATGTCCACACCGTTAATGGTCATTTTCACCTTATTATCGTACGCCGTCAACGCACTGTAGCTACTCGTATTTGAACTCGCAATATATTTGACGGGGTGGTTGAAATTAAGATCCTGGATGGTTTCATTACTGGGAATATTCTTCTGAACCTGGAAGATCAACATTTCATGATTACGTGTGGCGAGGGCACCACGCTCTTCATTGTCTAAGTAGTAATAGTTACTATGTGCGGACCATTGGTAATTCCCTGCTTCCGGACCCCAATGAATTCGGATTTCGACGTTATGGTAGTTCAAGGCAACAAGTGGAATTGCGGTCTGTGGACTTTCACAGAAGAAGAATCGAAGTGGGTAAAAGTAGGAGCGAGCACTGGTCCCGGGGTGTGTACCGTTTGAACTCTTTGAAACATTGTTGGCGAAGGTATCAATCGCAATTTTTTCGGTAAAGATGGAATCCTGTGTATCGATAACCTGTCCACCAATCAGTAGTTCGACATAGTCGATGAGCTTGGTCCAATCTGGGTGATCGAGGGATGCGTTATTATTGTCTATGGTGAAATAGGTGTAGCCGAGAAGATCACCAGTCTTCTCGAAGCGGATGGTTGACATGGAATTACCATTCACAGCACCCTGTATCGTCTGTTTTTCGATGGTCTGTGAAAAGTTTGAATGTCTTTTAAACGTCGAAGTGAAAAAAGAAATTTCAGGCTTTCCCATGATATGTTCATCTTGTGCACCGATGGCGATCAGTTTCACTATACCGGATGACATAGTTATAATAAGGAAAGTTTATTTTAAGTTCGACTTTTTGCATATGAAGCGAATGACAAAAAAGTTATTACCTGTGGAACTGGAATTGGTGATCGTATCCCCATTTTCATCGCGAATGTGGAAATTGAGACGATCGAATCTAGAGAGGGGGTCTAAATATTGTTGAGCAATCAAATAATTATCCTTGAAAGCAAACACCTGATTACCACTAGACGCTGAAGAACTGCTCACGATACTCGCGAAGGAGTTTCGTAATACGGAGAGTCCGGGTTGTGTAGATGTGGAAAGAGGTGGGTCTTTTATCGCTCTATCAGCAAAATTACTATCGAGTTCATCGATAGAAACATAACAATGTTCTGTACTGTGGACCGTATTGATCCGGGCACCGAGGAGTCGGGCTTGAACGACGTTACGGAGAGGTGTATTGAGATACACCGTGAACGTGTTCGCACTTGCTTGACCTATAGTATCAATAGTAATAGTGTGGTATTCATATTCAAAATCAGGAACGTCTGACCTAGAAGCAACGATCGTAGTCATTTACAATACGCTTAGATTAAAGATCCACCAATCCCACCGACGATGGCGTAATTGGCCTGATCACGGACAAGTTGTTCAGACTTACACAGACCACCGGGTGTCAGTGATTTGGTGTATGTGCTCCCGTCCTTGGTGTGACCAGGGGTACATTCGAGTTTATGTTCGAGATCGAAAAGGGAATCTTCATTAATGGCCTTGATCTCAATTGACCTGGGCTGGTAACAGCTGAGAGCCGTGCGACGAATCAAGAATCCGATGGCGACGATACTGAGGATAACCAAGAAGGTATTGCGACTGAACTTCATTTACTACTAAGTAACATTTTTTAATGAAGTGCGTTAAAGATACTACTTTAGTTTCAGTATAAAGAGTAGATGGACGAAGAGATTATCCTCGACCGAGGTGGTGCCGATATCATAAAACTTGACGAGAATGAACAGGCGTTGATGGATGAGATTCGTATTGCTCCACCTTCTCGCCCAAGACCCAGAGCAAGACCCACGAACAATTCGAGACCCCAGCCTATTCAACACCAAGAAGAGATTGATGCATTTGTCAACCCGAATAAACAGACAGCCCCTCCCAAGCCACCGGTTGAGGAGTATGATCATGGTGAGTATGATGATTACCAGGAAGAAGATATGGATATGGGGGGTGGAAACTATGCGGAGGAAGAACCCACGAAGGGGTACAACTCTATCGATGAAGAGAAGGCGGATCTCCTGAATAAACTTGCACGTCTGGATAAGAAGGGTGTGAACACGAACAAACGTTTGAACATGTATTCTGGTATAGATGAAATTCGTACTGAGGTGAAGCGAATCACGTATGGTATCGAAGTTGATCAATCCGTCCGCTTTTCGCGTCGTATGCTTGTTGCATGTGTCACGGGTCTCGAATTCATGAATAAGCGTTACAATCCCTTCGAAATTCAACTCGAAGGTTGGTCAGAATCCGTTATGGAAGGTGTTGATGATTACGATACAGTATTTGAAGAGCTATATGCGAAATATAGGAATAAGGTAAACGTCGCCCCCGAGGTGAAGTTGATCATGATGTTGGGTGGTTCCGCGATGATGTTCCACCTCACGAATAGTATGTTTAAGGCGGCGATCCCGAACATGAACGATGTTTTGAAGCAGAACCCCGATCTTGTCAAGAACATGATGTCTGCGGTCCAGAACACTGCCACACAGGGTCCACAATCGACACAGAACTCTGGTGACGGTTCCTACGAGATGAAGGGTCCAGGTATGGATATCTCCAGTCTGATGGGTGGTATCATGATGCCTCCACCCCCACCCATGAACACGAAGCCCATGGAGTCTGTGAGAGAAATCCCCTCCGTGGAGGATGACGACGATAACGTCTCCGATATCGTTTCGATCTCAGGCGAATCCACGGGTGGTCAAGTGAAGGAAGTAAACGTCACTGGTAACCCCAGTAAGAAAACCAGAAGGAAGAAGACTGAAATTAATCTTTAGGTATAGTATAAATGATAGGGTACTGTCCAATAGAGGAGGATCCTATCCCTCCACCTAGACCCAAGCGGGTCGTGGTCCCTCAGAAGAAACCGACGACAGTGGAAGATACAGAGTGTAATTATGTAGTGATGTTCTTCATCGTGGGTGTATTGACACTCGCGTTGATGGATACTTTAGAATAGATTTAATTCGTTTTTGCCATGTTCATTGATGAGCATGGGAAAAAAGAAATGAGTTACTTGACCTTTTCAGATAACTCCTTAACGGCTTCAATAAGAAGACCAATTAAGCCGTGATAAGATACCGCATAGTATCCATCCTCCCTTGTGTGTACAACTTCTGGGAGAATTTCCAACACTTCTTGTGCGAT